GTTGTTCATACATTGCTTGCGCTCCGCCTGGTTCTTCTATAATTTCTTCAGACATCATTTCTTCTCCACCACCCATACCTTGTGAATCTTCTGAAACTTGTCCTCCTTGCTCTAAGTTATCCATTAAGTTTTGCATAACTTCTGATCCTCTATCTATATCTCCACCACCTGCGTTTCTTACAGCGTCTGCAGTGAATACAAATTCGTTTTTACTTAATCTTGCAGGTACATCGTCAGCTCTTTCTTCGCCACCCATTGCCACAAAACCGCCTTCATCTCTGTAATCTTTTTCTTGTCCACCCATGTCAATCATTTCTGCTTGTTCAGTATCCATGATTCCACCGCCTTCAGCGTAGTTCATTCTACCACCGTTCGCAGCCATCATAGTAGGTTGTTGCATACCTTGAGCTTGTTCTTGTTGTTGCATTACTGCTTGAACAAATTGTTGGAAAGATAACTCTCCACCTCTGTTCTTATATTTTATAAATTCTGCTTGAAGCATTTGTTCTGCTTGCGCTTCACCTGCGCCACCACCCATTGCTAAAAATGCTGTTGGCATTCTTCTACTTTGACCAGCACCTGATCTCATAAATTCTTCTTCGTCTTCAATGTCGCCACCCATTGCATAACCGGCTCTACCACCATCAGCTGCATAAAAGTTTTGATTAACATATTTTTTCTTAGGCATAAAGTTTAAACCTGCACCGCCATCACCTTGACCACTGTAAAAATTCTTTGCACGTTGTACTTGATAACCTGGATCTATTTGTTCAACAGATTCTTCAACTTCTTCATCACCACCACCCATTAATAGAGGAGCTAAACTTGCTGCACCAAGTGCACCTAGACCAAGTTTACCATAACTAAAAGGGGTGCCTGCACCATCTTTTCTAAACATATTTCCAACACCACTAAATTTACCACCTTTTTGAAAAGCACCTAAAGCACCTGAACCAAAGTTTCCTAAATTTGCTAAACTAAATCTACTTAGACCTGTACCAACACCACCTGCCATAAATGATCCAGCCAATGCTCCACCAGCACCAAGTAAAGCCATTTTACCTAGTGGACTCTTAGCAATTTTCTTAACACCACGTACAGCTTTCTTTACAAAGCTACCTAAACCGTAGTTCTGTCTAGGGGCATTTAAACCCATATCAGCATAACCGCCTTGGTTGTACATCTGTCTTGGTTGTTGCATATTTGAAATTGGCATAATTTTATCCTTAGTCTATACGTTTTACTTTGTTTTACTGAACAAATCAAGAGCTGGCATTATAACTTTTACATCCTGTGCCATCTCCTCCTGCTTGAAACCCTTAGCTTCCCAGTCTTTTCTCTCCTTAAAAAGCTCACCAGTCTCAATGTGTCTATAAGTCGTCTCTACTTTTGCTTGTTTTATTTCCATTAGTCTACCTTTTCTTTTTTGATGTTTAAATAACTTACTGCGAAATCAAAAGAATCCACAGTGCTTGCTTGTATTGTAAATGATGATCCACCTTCTACGATCAACGGTTGAGTTAATAATTCCATGCTTACATTTGCAACTACCGGAGAAGATTTGATTGCTGTGATACCATTATTTGTAACTATAACAGTAGCATTGTTATGTGCAGATGTGACTAGAATTGATTTAATAATTATAGTTTCATTAACATCTGGAGTACTTGCTGGAAAAACATTTAATGCATTTCCTGTAGTATCATTATCTAGTCCTACAAATTTATATTGGTTTACTACTGCCATTATTCCATGAAGAAGCTCTTAGCTTCTATCTCCTGTTTTACTTCTTCCTGAAAAGAAGTGTTTAATTTTGTGATCACCGAGTCCAGATCCCTGACTAAAGATTGGAATGTTCTTTGTTCATATTCTTTTGATGCTCTAGTTAATGATTGTACAATTTTTGCCATTATAATAAACCTGCTAGGCCTCCGTTTTTAAATGTAACTCCTGCATTAAACATTAGATTACCATCGTTATCGTACTTAGCACCATAATCAATACCGTTATAATTATTTGCATAACCTAAACTATAGTTTTTATTGGCATCAATATCTGCACTAAAATTACCGGCTGTTAAATTAGTTCCTGTAATACCTTGATCTGTAAAATTAGTGTTATAACTAACTGGACCAAACTCACCCGACAAAGTCCCATCTACATTTATATCATCATTGTCTAAAATATTTGTATTATAAATACTACCTTTTAAAGAAGCATAGTTTCTAGGATCTGTGTAATCAATATTAATTTCAGGACTTTTAGATTTTAATCCTGAGGTATCAACTATACTAGTTTTATCCTCAACAAAAAAGTTTGGTGGGTTATCCCTTGCGCCACTATTATTATCACCACCGTAACTTTGCTGTCTACCAGATTTGTTTTGTGAAGAGTCATAAGATCCTGCAGAGTCTGCACCATATTGTGATTCAGCATCTGTTCTACCACCTGCTTTATAGTTTACTCTACCACCAAAGAAGTATCCGGCTCTGCCACCTTTAGAAAAAAAACTTGCTGTATCATCAGTAGCATAACCACCTCTATTACTATCAGATATATCTGAAGCACCTCCACCACCTTGATTTTGATTCCCATTATCATTATTAGTAGTAGGAGTAGGATCTGGTTGATTGGGTCCTGTTGGTGTGTAATTTGGTGATTGAGTATTACCACTGTAATCTTCTGAAAAAGGGTTATTTATAGCAGGACCACTTTGTGCTTTTTGATTTATAATATGGTTTCTAACTTTATCATTCATATCCATCTGACTTTGAATTGTGCTTTTATCTTTAGATTTATCCATATAATATTCATCAATTGGACGGTAGTATCCTTTGTCAGCATAGAAATCTTCTGCTATTTTAACTCTTTCATCTATTAACTCAGAATAATTACCTAACGCACTTCTTTTATTATAACCATATCTATCTTGTTGTGGTAAATTTTGAGTACCGTGTATGTTTTGTTCATAACCAGACATTTGTGAATTAATAAATTCTTGGTCTAGGGGATTTAAATCGTCGAACCTATCAAATTTATCTGCTACGGATGTAAACATCCCTGCTCCTGGAACCATAGAAGCTATGCCTCGTCCACCTGCTTTTAAAATTTTCTGTAAAAAATTATCCTCTTCTTCAGCACCTGGTAACATTGATCCTGAATTTGTTCTGTTAGTTACATAGCTTCCAGATGAAGCAAAATCACTTCCAGGTGTACGTAATCCTAAAACGTTTGTATTATCTTGAAAATTACTACCTGCTGGATTGAAATCATTACCACTATTATTAAAAGCATTTGTATTTGTTATTCCACCGGGTACCGGTGCTACAGGTTCTGGATCTGTTGGAAGAGTAAGACCTAGCCTATATTTTTCTTGAGGAAGAAATTTATATTTTTTATAAAGTTCTTGATCTGCTGCATTATAAAACGCTACCATTATCTCATTCCTCCTGGTGCAATGTCTAATCTAAAGGTACCGAGCTTCCAGTTTTTTCCTATACCTGTATTGGATACCTTTAATGCAATTGATCTAGCTCTAAGTCTAGTGCTTTTAAAATTTGTAGTTTCAGTTGATGTAAAATTTGTAGTTGTTGCAGCGGTATTAGGATAGTTTCTTGTTGTAAAACTAATTTCGGTATCACCCGTTTGTTCTATAAAATCTGGTATAAATCTACTTATTCTCATCATATATTCACCGTCTCCTCTAAGATCAGGGGTTCCTACAGCTTGACCTGTGTTACTTCTTTTTTGAGTAATATCAAAATCACCGGAAAGAATATTAGCATTGACAGCTATACGTGGACCATCGGCGTTAACTTCATCGGTTCCTGTTTCGTGTTGATAGTATATACTACTTCCGTCTACATTTCCAATAACATCGTACGAGGCATTATCATCGGCGTCATAAAGTGTAGCATGGGGTTTTGCATACACAGCAGAATCCACCCAAGCAGATCTATTTAAAGACCCTGTTGTCCAAATAGGTCTTTCATTTGACGAATCCACGTAATTATAAGTAACCACTCTATCAACCGAAGTAGCATTAGCTGAACAGTAAAACCAGTTTATTTCTCCATATAAATTATTTAATCCACAAGTAACTAGATCTCTTGCTACAAAATTAATACCAAGTCCAGAATCTACCGAGTAAACAAAATCTTCTACCAAACATGGCATAGATTTTACTTGACCGTCATAGAAGAAAAATCCATTTTCGGACATCCAATAAGCAGCGCCATCAACTTCAATACCAGCATTTTTACCAATTAAACCACAGTTGGTCCCTGCTTGTTGAAATGAGAAAGTAAAAGGTTGACCTACAAATTGCATTAAAAATATTGAGGTATCGGTCCATACATAAAGAGCATCCCGACCTTTAATAGCAGACATAATTTTAGAACCTGCAGCAAGTCTTTGAGTACCGGCTGTATTTTCTGCTCTTACAGTATACTCATTAATATTTTCTTGGTCAGAAAATCTGATAAACATATTGTCTTGTGTTGATTTATCTCCAATAGTTGTCTCTGTTCCAAAAAATACTAAGTGTCTATCTGGTGTTGATACTATCATGTGACGTGATGCTGTTGGTGCTCCAGATATAATTGTTGCCCGAGTAATTAAGGCGTCTGGATCTGATGCATCCCATTGAAAGCATTCTCCGTTATAGATCAACGCTATTAATTTTGTACCAAAATTATCAAGAACCCATAAACCAGGGTCGAGTGTGAACTGTGTGGTTGAAGAAGCTTCACCCCAACCATTGTAATCCGTAATATTTGTAACTACCGCACTTGATGAGTGTGTTGCTGCTGTTGTACTGTTTGCACCTCTAGCCCCACCGCTTAAAGTATTTGTTCCTGTGTTATTTGCCGTGTAAGATATATCTTCTGTTCCTATTCTTATGGTCCCCGATGCCGGAAACAAGTTTGAACTAGTAAGAACAATGTTAGTTGTAGTTGTATCTGTTAAAGCTGTTGCAAGAGTTGTGGTTACGGCCCCATTTACCTCACCACCAAATAAACCTGAACTCCAACCAAAACCAGATTCTTGTGTAGAAGCTCCTACATTATAATAACATAATACAGAAGCAGAACCGGCATTAGTTACAGGTGTACCTGCCTCATTAGTGGTCATTGTAATTGTAAAAGTGGTACTACTTGGTGTAGAAGTCACCATAAATTTTTGATCTTGAAATGTTGCATTTGTAAAAGTAGATCCCGATAATCCGGAAACAGCATCAAATAATACTATATCGTTATCTAGCAAACCATGATCAGATGAAACGGTTATCGTGACTGCCGATGATCCTGCTGTACTTGTAAAATTTGCTCCAGTAAGTGTAGCTCTTATAGGGTGAATATCATAAAATTCATCATCTGAATAAACATAGAGAATCCTATTAGTACCAATTGCAGAATATTTTATTCCAACATTATTATCCCAGTTGTGTATAGATCTTGCAGCACCAGTTAATTTCTCGCTACCCAATTGCTGCCAACCACCAATTTTTTCAGGAGTACCATATCTAAAACGTACATTATCTCCATCAAACCATTGACCTTCGGCCCCGGTTTCGGTGACTTGTTTATTGAATCCTGGTGCAAATCCTAGTTTTTGTAGCATACATTAATCCTTGGTTTAAAATATACTAGATTCCTAGTTATATCAACATATCTTATCTACAGAAGATTAAACTACGAAGCTGTGTGTGCTTTACCAGCAGTGATCGCAGAATTAGAAGCAGTCATGTCTTCAGAAGTCCAATAGTCTTTAGCAACC